CTATTCGCCTAAATACTCACCCTGGAACAGAGATGCCTGTGCCCGTTCCTCGTAGTTGCAGACCATCCACTCCTCTTGTCTGCGGCGATTTGATTTCGAGGCACTGATCGTCCGCTCGATACGATGGATAATCCATCCGTTCTTCCGGGCATACCGGTCGATCATATCGAACGGGAACATCGTGAGCATAAACTTTCCCTTGACGGTTTCAAGCAATTGCAAGAGTTGCTCCATATTCTGTTCGTTGAATGTATCCTCATAGTGTCCGCAATCGGAGTTCACATAAGGCGGATCGACGAAATGAAAGGTATCGGGAGCATCGTAGCAGTCGATCACGTCGAGAGCGTTTCGGTTCTCAATAGTCACTCGTTCGAGCCGCTGACAAAGCCGCTCTGTGAACTCATCCTTCGCGTTACGCAGTTTCTTGGTCATTGTGCCGCTGAAGTCATATCCAAATGTCCCGTCCATCATTGACGCAAACGACATTTTACAGAGCACCCATACGGCCCATGCCCGTTCGACGGGAGTAAAGAACTGCGGATAAGAGTTGATATGTCCGGCATGGGCGTGCAGGTCCCGGCTGTGTAGTGTTTTGTTAATCTCGTGTTTGAGGTCTGAATAGTAAACTTGCATACACCAGTAGAAGTTTGTCAACTCCATGTTGATGTCATTGATGATTTCAGCTTCGGAGGGCCGTTTGGCGAACAAGACGGCCGCACCGCCGCAAAATGCCTCTGTATAGATCTTATGCGACGGGATCAAAGGCAAAATGTGCTTGAGCATTGTCTGTTTGCCGCCATAGTAGGAAATAGGGGTTCTCATAGTTTGCTATTTTATTAAAATTAGTATCTTTGCGTATCTCATCTACATACCAGCCGTCCCCTGTACAGGAAACGACACAAAAAATTACTCGCAGCAGGAGGTTTTATCCCCCGGTCGCTGCGAGTAATCGTGCATTTGTTGGTATGTAGGTGAGATGACTGCTAACAAACCGGGGGATTTTTTGTGTCCTCCCCCGAAGGACTTTATTTGTCAGATTCGATGCTGACCGTCTACTTCGTCTTTCACTTTTCTGCCGACAACCGACGTATTCCATACATGGTCCATCGCAGCCATTAAAAATTCTTCAATTAATTTACGACTGTCTCCAATGGCGGTTCTCAAATCTTTGTCCAGGTCGTATGGTCGGTATCTCTCTTATAGACATACCCGTTTTGAATACGTAATCCGGCTTTTCCGATCAGGACTTCGAAAATATCTCCCGTGAATACCGCATAGTTGCTCGATCCTTTCACAACGGCTACTCCGTTGGGAGCGATCAGGTTCTTGCGGATGTCTTTCACGAAGTTGAATTGGGCGGCATTCATCGTTGCAGAGGCCGTAAGTTTTCCGGCTGCCGATGCTTCGACCGTAATCCGGATGTAGTACTTCTGGGCTGCTCCAGTGAAAAGATATGAAATCGTCTCGTCGATATTCAAATTCGTGTTTTGGGCTTCAGCCGTGCTGTTTCGGTACAGGGGATCGGCTTTCCCCGTCAAAGCGTTTACCACCTCGATCTTTACGCCCCCGCCACCTCCTTCGGCATTGCCTGTGATGCGGGCTGTAATCCGGGCTGACATCTGTACTCCCTGCCCACAGGTAAACGGCGGACTTGACTCGTAAACATTTCGGACAAAAGGATTGCTTTGTCCCGTAGCCAGTGCGCTCACTTCTTTCGTTTCTATGACACCCGGTACACTCACAGCACCCAGAACCTGCGATATGGACGTAATTCTGTATGGGGTGAGTATGATTTTATCTCCGCTTGCGGCCGCATCGCTCACCTCTACGGAATCGTTTTTGACCTGCAGGATTCCGACGGTTCCTTTGGTTGCGTGTACTTCCCCGTCGGCGTGTACTCTGAACACGGCTTTTTTCCGGTTTGTGTAGTCGGCTCCCGACCAGAAGGGCACATCGTCTTCCTGCAAGCCGCTCACGCCGGCCGTCACGTCGCCTTCAGCATTTTTCAGCAACATCACATTGGTCATTATCAGACCGCCTTTCACCTCGGTACTTCCGTCTTCCATAGCCTTCTTGAGGTACTCTGTCGATTTGATGGATTCGTCTATCGCGTCGTCGATCAAGTCCGACATGTTGCTGCTTATTTCATAATAATCGGAGAATACTTTTCTGAACTCGGTGCCGGTTATCTCGGATGTCGTACTCATATCGGCCAGCAGGGGCGTGAGATAATCTTCGAGTGCCTGGAAATAGACCGTAAATGAATCCGTGGGGACATCATACTTTTCGGCATTCGCCATGATGCTCCAGTATTCGCCTTGAATCCGCACCCATTCATTAGCCACCTGCTGTTTGTCGGATGGCGTCAGGCTCGAATCCGAGGCAATGTAGTCCACATCCAGCTTCACCTGCTCGATCTGCGCCTGCACATCCTCTTCGGCCGTGATGTATCCCGTGGGGGCCTTGTTGCCTTCCGTGAGCTGGATGTCGTAAATGTAAATCGGTCGCCAATAATCGACGTAAAGTACGATTTTTAACAAGGACTTTCCGGATTTGGTCGTATAAACGGCTTCATACACATCAGAATATGGAGCAGATGGCGGGCGTGATATAATGTCGTATCCGTCTTCATAAACGGCACAGAACACGCAGCCGGTCTTGGTTTCCGGCAGTTTGATGCGTGCCTTGAAGACATAGGACATGCCGGCCTTGTAGGCGATCTTACCCCCGAAGCAATCCGTCCAGTTTACGATCTGGCTCGTAGCCGCAATAGCTACCCCTGCATTGCTCGCTTTGTTGGCATCGATCTTCATGTAGGCTCCGTCTGCGTCCGATCCCGAAGTCACCACGTCCGAAACACCCTCTTTGGCGCTGTTCCACGCATAGAGGAATTGTCGGGCTATATAGTTGCGGGCGCCGAACTGAAGATTAGCAATCTCGTCTTTGGCTTCGTTGGCTGCCGTATCATCGGTGTATTTGGATGCTTTGTCCCAATCCGAGCTTTCGAAATTGCCCGTTGCACGGGATTCGATACAGCGCATGATGTCGCCACCTTCGCCCTGCGTCCAGATGTCACCCACATCGTAGGGTGTAGTCGGTGTTACGACGAATACACGACGTTTGGCATCGGCCGTGTCCTGCGCCCGCGCCGCCTCTTGCAGGGCCTTTACCGCATCGCTGTCGGCGATCGGCGTCCATTTATAGGTTCCGTCCTCTTCTTTTACCCACCGCCACGATTTGCCCGCATCGGGGTTCGTCGTCTCGTCGCTCGATATGGTGAAGTGAATCTGCGGGTATTCCGCCGGAGTGATTTTGGCATTATCGGTTTTGCGGATGACAAAAGCTATGTAGGGATTGTCGCTTCCGACGGTATAGCTCTGGCTCCATACGTAACTTGCTATAACCGCTCCGGATGACGCTATCGGATTGTAACCCATCGTATAGCCTTCACCCACCGACAATACGGCGCCTTTGGGTATTCCTCCGACCGGAGTTTTGAGCCGGATGCGGGTGCTGTCGGCGATTTTGATCTGATCCCAGGTCTTAATGCCGTCGATATAGGATGCACCGATGCTGCCCTGCTCCCAACAGCCTGCGTCCGTCGGGTCGAAATTCGCGGGCAGCGTATTGGTGAACGTGTCGCCGATATGGTTTTCCTGCTCGCCGTCCGCTATCCATGTTTGGGCCGGTTCATTGTAAAGCGAGGGAGTATAGGGATAGAACCAGTTTTCCACGACACCGTCCAGCCGTTTGTTGATCTCGGACAATTCGCCGGGCAGCGTGTTATCGATGTAATCCTTAGCCTGCTGAGCTTTGCGATCGGCGGAATTGGCAGTGGCCTGGGCTTCGGTGGCCGTCTGATCGATCTGTTCGATGTCGAACTCCTTTTGAAACTGTCCCGTCGCGGGGTCGTAGAGCTTGCCTTGCTTCCAGCCTGTCTCCGGGGTGAAGGCCACGCCGACGCCGTCGTCGCCGACCAGCCGGAACAGCTTGCTCCGGGTGTCCAGCAGTGCCTTCTTGTCCAGGCTGCTGATCATACCTTGCAGGTAGATATTATCCAGATAGGCCGAATAGCCCGACATCTGGATCCCGAAGACGGAGAGGTTCGTAAGGTCGCCGAACTGCGCGGCGATATTCTCGGCCGTGAACTCCCAGTCGCTGACATTGCGGAGATAACGCTGGTAGGTGCGCGTCGAGTAGCGCGAGCTCTGCCGGGCGGGATTCGTGAATGAGCCGTAGGCCACGAAGGTCATCGACTCCATCGGATCGATTTGCTTGGTAAAGGTGGCCGACAGGGGACGCAGCTCGTAGCGGAACTGCTCGTTGCGGTCGCCCAGGACCTCCGTGATACGGAAATAGACCGTGGCGAAGCCTGCGAAAGAGAAGTTGCCCCGGCCGTCGTCGGAATCTGCCGTCGCATTGTTCGACGGGTCGAAGTCGTGGAAGATGCCCATACATATATCCCCGACCGCTACGGCGCCGATCTCGCCCTCTTCGAGTTTGAGCGTTACGAGCTTCTGATCCTTGTCCACGCTCTCGATCACCCCGGCGCCCGGAGCGCTCCAGTCGTCCCCGACGCTGATGCCCACACGGTTGTACCGAAGCTCCGGAACCTCCAGAAAACGACGGATGAAGAGGCTCTCCAACTCGCCGGCGCCTCGGCCGTCGATCTGTGCACCGAAGCCGGTGATGCCGCTGGCGAAGTCGCTTGTACGGAATCCCTCGTCGAGCTGCTGCCGCTTAAGGAATCGGGTGATTCCTTCGACCGTACCTCCCCGGCGCTTGTTCAGAAATTCCCGTTCGCTCTTACGCGACGAATAGAGCGTCGTGTCGCTCGCCGGTGTTTCCTCCCACGATTTAATGATATCAGGAAATTCCGATGAAACCTGCCGGGTTATCTGCGTCACTTCCGAAATCTGATTTTCGATGCGGGAAATACGGCCTGTGGAGAGGACATCGCTCATTTTGAGAGTCATGCTTCCGGGCTGAACGACGGAGCGACTGATCGCGACGATACGGATATCGCGGTATCCGGTATCGGGAAAAAACTTGTCGCTTCCGAGCCGAATCCGTTGTCCCGGCTTCAAATCGAGGTTTCTTTTATAGACAACCGTAAAATCCGTCGATGCCTGGAACACGGATATATCTTTACGGCTGTCGGCCATAAAGGTATCTACCGCAGTTTTGAATTCCTGTTCGGCCGCAGGATAATAACTGTCCGGCATACTGATATTCCAGAGCACGTATTCGTTCCCGGGAGCCGGGACCAACGGTTCCGACGGCAACTGCATATCGTTGTCGTAGGGCCATTGGGTGATGATCTCGAACTCCTTCTTTTCCGAGTCGTAATTCACTTCGAACTCCCGTCCGCGAAGCTCTCCGGTCTGAAAGGTCACCCGTTTGACGAGGCCGCCTATTTCGTATTGATTGGGATCGAACGGAATGTCGGGATCGGTGAAATACCAGACCGTAAACGGAGAGCCGTCATCGCTTGTGCGCTCTTCGGACCGTACGGAACCGACCGTACCGATCCGGCGGGGATATATCGCATCGAACGCTTCCTGCTCGAAATATTCGATGATACCGAGGTGGGTATCCTGTTCGACGTACTTTGCCCCGTCGGGCAATTGCAGCCGGGCATGTCCGTACCGATCCGGATCGATGTTGCGGGAGGAGCCTACCGGGAAGAGCCGAGTGAAAAATTTCACGCCATCGGCCATGCTCCGTTCGATTCCTCCGATCAATCCGTCGCCGTAAGACAACGGGACAGGCTCGCCGAACTCACAGCGGGATATGTTGAGCGTCATCCCGTCGAACCACCACTCTGTCCCGGCGGCAGACGACAATTCCGAAAGAGCATCGGAGGCGTACTTTCCCGTATATTCGATATCGATGTACTCCGATACGACCACTTCTCCGACTTTCCATTCGGTCGTCCCCATTTTGCGGTTCATGTTAGCGATAATCAGCGCCGCATGTTCGCGTGCCGGTGCCGTGAGTGTCAGAATCGGATTGTCGTCATCATCCGGATTGACCATCAGGACCTGCGTGGTGAGTCCTTCGACCCCCGACAGTTGCACCGAATAGCTCCACTCGCTGTCGCAGTTCATCTTCGGCTGATAACGTTCGAGAATCCAATAACGCCGTCCGAGGAAGTCCGCATAATCGTAAACTTCGAGCGTGACGCATTCGAAGGCCGTGAAGGAGAGCGCGAGGACACTCTCCTCCTGTATGCCGCAGGTTGCAGCACTGTTACTATCGGGAGAGGCCGTCAGCTTCAAATTCCCTTCTTTCGAATATATTTTGAGTTCCATTTTTTGAAGATTTGAACGTGACCTTTAGATCGACGCAGCGAGTTCGAATGTCGGCTTCGGCTCCCGGAATTTCACCGAGAAGGTCGCCGCAACCTCTCCCTTTCCGAATGGCGCCAGTTGTGAATAATCCGAAAATCCGGTCATATAAACCCGGAATTTCAGCCCTACGTCCGTCAGATGGAGCGCCAGCCACCCGTCGTCGCCCTCCTTGAGAAATTTCACGAACGAGGCGTAGCGCGTGAAGAACGAAACATCGTTCGAGGCGACGATGGCGAATCGCAGCGTAATATCACGGGCTTCATAAGTCTGCGTCAGTATATCGGGCATACGGACGCCGTCCTCCTCCCGAATGGAAACCTCCGCCTGCTGCTTGAGAGCCGGAGGTGCGAGCAGCGAATCGTAGTTGTCGTGTCTGTCTTCGCCGGTTTCCGCGAGGAAAGCCCCGAAACGGGCATATACATCCGTTTGGTTGATCAGCAACAGTCCTTCGAGTATTTCAGCCATAATCAGATCGCTTTTAATCCGTCGCGTTTTATGGTTTGCAACAGTTCATAGATTTGGGGTATCGGTTCGGTATTTTCCCGGATGGCATTCATCGCTTCGAGCGACCCTTTGAGAACCGGGACAATACCTTCGGTGTTTTCATCGATATTCGCGGAATGGATCTGTACCGATGTGACCAGTCCTTCGACGCGGGAGAACGAATCCTGCGTTACAGTCTGAGTGGCTCCGGCCTTACCGTTCTGCTGCGAAGTGCCGGCTTCCTCGTCGATCGAAAATCCGTTCTCTTTTGCAATGCGGCGGAACTCTTCCCACAGACGATTGAAATCGTCCTGTTGATCCATGACGCCCGAAACCAGCGATTTCATCGTTTCGCTCCATTGAGCGAAACGCTCTTCGTCGGAAAGGTCGCTCTGCATGACCTTTTCGATGCGTTTTTGGGTATCTTCGAATAATTTACCGAACACGATCGAGGAGGCCATACGCTTACCCAGCAAGCGCAAGGCTTGTCCGACACTATCAACAAAAGTATTCGCCGCATCGGTGCCGTTTTCGAAAGCATCCACCAAAGCATCGGTAAGCGTACTGCCCAGATCGCCGAAAATATCCTGCAAATAATCTCGGACCGCAGTCAATGCCTCTTCGTAGGTTTCCCAGTCGTCCACCATTTCGCGGAGCATCTCCTGATTCTCCCGTGCCAGGTGCTGGAAAGTTTCTCCGCCCTCTTCGACGAATTGCCGGAGCGCGTCCATATCGACTTCGCCATCCGTGAATAATTCGGGAAGCAGCGAACCGAGGGACTGATATTTTGCCGAACGGAACCAGGTCGAGTGACGTGTCTGAACCTGCATGTTGGCGATCGAATCGGCAATGTTCTCCCAAGTTTTTTCATACCTGAACAAGCCCGAAAGTCCCGTGCCGGCTCCGCCTCGCCACTCTCCCGGCAACTGATATTTTTCTTCCCCGCGCGAGAGGATTCTCTCCCGGACTTTCTCCAGCTCTTCAAGCGAGGTGCGCACCACATCGATATTTTGCTTGTAACGGTCGTACACCCGATCCCCGAAGATATTGTCGAATTCATCGGAGTCGATGCGGCTGCGCTCTTTCATGATCCGAAGTTCTTCGTTGAACTCGCGGGCCAGACGTAGGTTGCGCTCCATCGAAGTTTCACCGCCCTCGAACAAATTGACAATAGTGGTCAGCGCACCGATACCGGCAGATATGCCTCCGAGAATTCCGGAGGCCATGCCGAGTGTGTTCGATGCGGCTTGAGCTTTCCGGTATGCCTGAACGGCATTGATGATTTGCAGGGTAGAGCCGGCGATATCTCCTGCGGTGGCGATGATAGTTCCTCCGGCACCCCCGACGGCATCGCCGACCTCATTGAAGGTGTCGATAACGTCGGTCAATACGCGGTGAAGCTCCGTCCAGGAGGTCGTATCGGTAGTTTCCTGTTTCGTTTGGTTCTGTTTTTTCGCCAGATACCGCCGTTCGGCCATGCGGAGTTTGGCCCGTGCAACGGCAATGGCATTACCGTCATCCGGCGTCTCGCTTTGCAGGTTCTCCAGCTCTTCCTGAGCTTCGATCACCAGGCTTTCCAGCTTTTTGACCGAGGCAGCGACGACCCGGTCGGCCCAGGCTTCGAATTCCGGGAACTGGCTTGCAAATTGTTCCGTGAAGTCGTCGAGCGCTTTTTGTTTGGCCTCGCGAGCGAGTTGCTGGGCCTCCGGATTTGAGGCAAGAGCGGCAATATCCTGATCGTATTTCCGGGCGATTCGCAGACGCCCCTGCTGGTAGGTTTCGTACTTCTCCAGCAACTTGGCGTATGAAGCCTCCTCTTTCTTATCGACATCCGCAAGCTCTCTGTCCCGAATTTCCGCAGCTTGGGCTATTGCAGCGGCCGTGCCAGCCATAAAGGTTTTCTCTGCATTCGAATCGATATCGGCCCCCGACTCCCGGAGTTTGCGAATCAGCGCGAGCGTCTGTTGTTCCTGCCGCTCATATTCCTGACGGTTTTTCTCGTAATTGAGGCGGATCGCTTCCCGTTCCCGGTCGAATTCGTTTTCAATCAACTCGACCCGCTGGTCGTCGAGGCTCTGCTGTTGGCGACGTACGGCCGCCTTATACTGTTCTGTGAGTTGGTCGATGGAAGTCGGTTCGGGATCGGTCGTCGTGCCGGACGGGTTTTCCAGCAACTGGGCCTGCTCCGCCACGGCAGCCAATTTCGTCCGCTGCTCTGCGAGGAATTGCAGAAATGCCCCGAGGTTGCCATCGAATTTCTCCTCTATCTCATCGATAATCTCTTCTCCTCCTTTGTTCTTCCTGATCTCTTCAAAAATCCTTTCCTGCCAGTAAGAAACACTTTCTTCTGCATCTGACAGAATGTCTTTCGCCTGTAAGAGATCTTTGCGTGTTTGGGGATCATAGCCTGGTTGACGCCATGATTTCGCATAGTAGGTTTTCCGTTTTTCAGCAACATCCTTTTGGGCCTCGAGGTATTTGTCATTAGCCTTTAGGAATTGTTCGATATCCGGTATGTTATTGAAGAACAGCTCTTGCTGTTCGATATCCACCAGGCTCTTGAAAGCCGCCTGTGCTTTGGCGTATTTGTAAATGTTTTTGATCAGCTCCTTGTAAGTGTCATTCGCTTGTCCGAGCATGATTTGCTCGTCGGAAAGATTCTTGAAATAACCCGAAAACTCCTCTTTGAGTTTGCGCACGGCTTCCCGGCGATCGTCTGTGGCGCGGGCGTTATCCGTCGCGGCCCGGTAGAGAAGATTCAATTTTACGACCTCCTGCTGAGCGTTCCGGGCCCCTTCAAGCATCGTATTCTGAAAACGTTCAGTCGCCATGCGAGCGGTGTCGAGCGCCTTCTTTCCCCGAAACAGATTCGTCACCCAGTTTCCGATCTCCTTGCCGTACGCAACTGCCAAAGTAATACCCACAGTCAATAAAGTCTGAAAAGAGCCTACGGAGGAAAGTATTTGTCGCCATACAGGAATTGTTTTTTCACCACTGGCAGCCAATAACTGATTTTCGGCCCTGGTACGAGCTATTGCATCCCAAAGAATAGGATAATTATTCGAAACTGCCAGAAAATACAACTGTAATCCCATTGCCAGCGACGGTGATTCACGAATTATTTGCTGAATAGCCATATGTAGGCTATTATAGCTCCTTACGGCTGCCGGAGCGCTTGCAGGAACCAGATCGGTGCGTTTGGTCGCGGCTTGCAAAGCCTGGAGCTGCCGCTGCAATGCTTCTATCTGGCGGATGTTTTCCGTCTGATCCATTTCCGGCGTCTGGGCTATGACTTTCTGAAGTCGCACAATTTCATCCTTCAAAGCCTGAATACGGCCTCGCGCCTGCGCGGCATCCTTGTCCACGGCATCAATCCCGCCGGAAACTCCGGAGAGTCCCTGGCGGGTATTGTTCTTTACGAGGAATTCTATCTCGACGGGTTTCATTGCAAGTTGAGTTTCGATTGAAAGAGTTGTGCGGTATCGGTTTTTCCCGTTGCACTCCCGGCTTCCGTACATTCGGCCGGGACGCTTCGATAATGCGGGGCATCGGCCAGCATCATGGCCAGTGTCTGGAAATTGACCTTCCACAGAATGTAATGCACCGACCATCCTGTTGCGGAGGCAATTTGCCAAACGATTCCGAAGGGGCTATGGGAACTCTCGTAAACGGTTCTTAACTCCCCTTTCCTGCTCTTTTGGGGCGGCTCGCTTCGTACCGGAAGGGATCGATCCTCTCGGCCGATTCGATAATACTCGTAAAATCCCGCGTGCCCCGCATTCTGCGGAACCAGCGCTGGGCTTCGATCCGGTACTCGGAGGGTACCTTCCACCGGATCAACCAGGCCACCACGGGGGCCAGCAGGAGTCCGGACAGATAGCCGCGACATATCGTCAGCGCAAGGATCAGCGAAAGGCGTTTGGCATGCCGGTCGAAAAAGGCACGCTCCTCGTCTTCGGAGAAAGCATCCCATTCCCGGGCCGTGATTCCCAGCTTCAGGTAGTGGCGTACGATGCGCATCTGCCCTCCCAGGCAGGGGCGCCGCATCGTTACGCGCAGCACCCGCTCCCGGCCTCCGGGCAGGCGGAACCGGAGAAGAGGCAGCAGAATCCCCACATCGAGCAGAGCTTCCGCTGCCTCCAGTTCTACATTGCGTTTCATGGCTTAGGCATTGGGCTGCGAAAGCGATACGGTAGCTTTTGTTTCAGGATTGGACTCCAGGATGAATTCCAGTTGTCCGGAGCGGGGCGATTCCGTGGAATTGGCTTCGGCGATCACCGTGACGCGTCCGTTTATGACTTCCACCGAGAAGCCTTCGGGCACAGCACCTACCGAGAACGGACCCGATGCTTCGATATCGACCGGGAGGCTGCCGCCTGCCTGTTCGAAGGTCAGCGACGTCGGGTCGGCCTCGATGAAGGGCTCCGTCGGCAGAATCGAACCGGGCGAAGAGCCGTCCAGCGGGGCCAGGACCTTCAGTCCGAATTCGATGCCGAGGACGTTTTCGCCGCCCAAGCCGCCGCGAATCTTCGAGGCACGCAACGAAACGCGCTTGAGTTTGACGGTCTTACCCGTACCGGTCAGAATGCGCATATCTCCTTCGACACGCATCGAGCTGGCGGGCATTTGCCACTCCTCACCCGCGACTTTGCCGCCCATCAGATCGACGCAGTTCTGGGGAACCATTTCGATCATCTTTCCGGTAATCTCATTCGTCGCGGCTCGCGTTTCGATATCCAGCACGGGACTGGTCCGAATCTGTGCGGCCCAGAGTTCGACGGTCTGGGCGTCTTCACCGCCCCAGTCAAGGCCCTCTTCCGAAATGTTCCCCATGCGTCTGCCGTTGAAATAGACAGCGTCGAGCAGCATCAGATAGCCGTCGTTAGTTTGAATTACAGATCGTTTAGACATAATTAAATTGTTTTGAAAAGTTTTGCAAATAAGTTTGTTTTATGAGCCCACCAGCCGCCGAGACATCCGATAACGATTCCGAAAAGCATCCACCTTCCCCGATAGGCCGGGGACCGCGTTTGTTGTATTGCTGTTTCCGAAGATTGATGCCTGGAGACTTCGAGGAGTCGGTCGTATGCTTCCCGGGTTTCTGCCAGACTCTCCTTCAGAGAATCTGCATATCGGTCCTGCCGGGCCGAGGTCGCTTTGTAATATTCGACTCGTCGGGCAAGCGAATCGCTGCGTGCTGAAATGCGGATGGTATCCCCGTCACGCCGGGCTTCGAGCGTCAGCCGACCGTCACGGGCAACATAGGCCGCCCCCTCCGGCAGATTACGGAGGCTCTCCTCCGTCACCGTCACCGCTGCTGTCCGAAGCGGAATCGCCTCCGTCCGCAGCGCCCGCAGCACAGAGGTCTCCTCCGATCGAGAGTTCATTGCCGCTCGTGCGGTTTGCTCTACGGCGTTTTGTGCGCCGCGCTGCATGTGCGACACGGTATCCGTACTGTTCTGCGTCCCTGTCGAGAGGAGCTTCTTCGTCGCAGTGCAACTTGCCAGCAGCAGGATGGATAGCAGCAAAAAGAGTCTTGTCTTCATACGAATTTCGTTTTCCGATGGTCTTGCGGAGGCGCTCCACCTCTTTAGTCAGCCGGTCGATGCGTACGAGCATCTCTTCCTGGTTGGCCTTGAGGTCGATGTTTTCCCGCCGCAGTTGGATATTTTCCTCGAGAATCTTCTTGTTTTCGCCCGAAAGCAGGTTGATCGAACTCTGCAACTCTTTGAGAAAATCGTTGTTCTGTTTGCGGCGCGAGAAGATCCAGGTGAAAACGCTGCCGAGGAATCCCCCGGGAAGTGCGAAAGCGAGTATCTGCATCCAAATGCTGTCCATCGTTCAATCGGTTTTTGAAAGTTAGTTTACGCCCGTTCGATCATGCGTGCAATCTTCGAGATCAAATCCGCGTAGGCTGCGGGTTCTGCCGTACAGTACCCGGCCTTGGCGATCTCATAAGCGAAACGTGTTATGTCGTTACGATACGCCCAGGCTGCTGCGTAGCGTTTGGCGGAAAGGACCTTCGCATGGTCGCGGATGCCCTCCTCCGGTGTGTCGTAGTCGCGAAACTTGCGATCGACCTCGTAACGGTAGCGTCCGTCGGAGGTCCGGGTGATCGAATAAACCTTCTCGAATCGTCCGCTCTGCCGGTCATCCGAAAAGTATTCGAAGGTCCGTTCGGTTCGCCGCTTTCCGGTCCACTTATCTCCGGCCGTAATGCCGAAAAGATTATTTCCGATAGCATGATCGCCCCATCCGCTTTCGAGGGCGGCCTGCGCCGCAACAAACAGAGGATTCAACCCTGTTTCGGCGCAGACCCGCTCGATTGTCGGATAATAGGTGCGCTTGAAATCCGCCGGTTTCATGGCTTACTCGGTTGCGGTGCCGACCAGGGCCATTACACCTGCATTATCGCCGCGCATGATGCTGCCTCCGGCACGTACGAGGAAAGAGTAGACATCCCCATAATAGTCGGGCGCTTTCTCCTGCTCAAAAGCCTTGACTTCGCCCAAGGCGCGGCATACGGACTGATCGTGCCAGGCAAGGGCTGCGGCCAGGTCCGTGGCGGCACCGCTTTCGCCCCACCGCTTCGGAGCTTTATCCGCAGTGTAGAGCGTAGCTTGTGAACGCATCATGACGTTGAACGAGAAGAGTTTTCCGATGATGCCGTTCTGGGCATCCGCCGAGGCGAGGAATGCGGAGTTCTCATTGGCAGTGAGATCGCTCAACAGCTGTGCGTACATCTGCGCATCGAGCAGCAGGTAGCGGCCCTCCTGGGGAATGTTCTCGCTGTTGAATTTCGTCATCAGCGTCAGAATATCCGCCCTGCAAAGCCCTTTTCGCCTGCCTGTCGCCGAAGGTGTGTAAGCATCCACCGGTGCCCCCGTGGTTTCGATCACACGATCCGAGGCAGGACTCCAGGCGAACAGAAAATCCTTGGCCACAGCCTCATGCAGGGCGAGCTTGTCCTGCCGTAATACGGACTCGCGTTTGTTGTACGACAGCTCGACCTTGTCGGCATCGGGGATCAAAACGGGATCCGTCGTGAAAGCAGCCAGCTCGAAAGTTTTGTCCGTGTCGGTACGCTGCTTTACCGTTGCGGGTAATGACGTTCGGTTCTTCTCGACTTTCGAAGCGGCACCTGCCTGCGGGATATGCACGATCTTTCCCGCTTCGACATACTCGTCGGCGTTGAACGCTTTCGAAAGGAAGCTGTTGGGAGCGAACAGACCTTCGACGATCGATTTCTCCCAGATTTCTTTTTGAATAGCCATAATGTTTTTTGTTTTTGATGAGTTCTACATGTTAGGTTCGGTACCGAAGGCCGCTTTGAACTTCTCACGGAAGAGTTCCGGCGCCTTGTCCCTGAGTTCAACAAGGCGCCCTGCCTTATCGAGTTCTTCCCACGACTTGTTTACAAGGTCGGAGAGTTCGACCGACTGCCGTCGTTCACCCTCACGGATAAGCGCTGTGACGGATTTGCGGTGCGGAATGGCTTCGAGGGTGGCTTTGGCACTCTCGAAATCCGTATCAAAGAGTTTCAGATAAGCCTCCTTGCCTGCGGTATTGATCCTTCCGTCGGCAATGGCTGCATCCACGAGGCGAATCGCCTCGGACTTCCGGATCTCCTTGTGCTCGGACTCCGCACGCGCTGCAGCATCTCTGAGTTCCTGATTTTCACGTGTTAGCCGGTCGTTGTTTTCGATCAGCCGGTTCACAGCGCCGATAACCTCGGCATCCTGTGCTGAGTCCTGCAACTTGAGGACTTCCTTCAAAGTCTTGTTCATATTCGAATCGATTTTTGAGTGATTGAGCCTGTCCATAAGCCGGATGACAGTCGAAGCATCCGTGAGATCGAGAGGTTTTCCCGTTTGACGGTCGAAAAGCACCAGGGCATTATGATTGGCCCCGATCGTGACAATGGACGCTTCACGGGCTGTCCAGCGCGTCACGGTCGGAAGCGTCTGCCCGGGAAGTTTCAACTCTGCGGCGTCACTCACCTCTTCGGGAGGCCAGGCTCCCATAGAAGCCATGCGCAGGAATCCGCCTTCGACCTTGTCGGCAATCTTCACCGCCTCGTCATCCTTCTCGTCGAAGAGGGCATCGGCAAGGATCTGCGTACCTTCAATACGGATGTTCTCCCAACGACCGATCGGAAGCTCCCAGTCCTTATGGTTGAGCAGGATCACGGGGTTCTTACGGAACTCCTCGAGATTAGCGCCGCTGGTGAGCATACGGAACCCGTAGGTATTGACCGTCTCGTCGTGCAACACGAATGTAAATCGTTTCATAAAAGCCATCATTTTTCGGCAAAATTGGATTGAAAACACCCGTCTTGCAAATTATATTGTATTGTTTTACAATTTATTACGCTTTAATTGCACTTTACATGCAGACCATTTATCCACGATTCGCTCCGTTCGGGTGAAGAGCTTACCTTTGGGGTGTAAAACAGAGATTTTTCATGACACAAGAGTTGGATAACAAGCAGAAGAAGGAGTGGGCGAAACTACTTTTCCTCACTACGGATCTCACCCAAGCCGAGATTGCCGTGAAGATCGGTGTCTCGAGGATTACTATCGTACGATGGGCCAAAGAGTGGGAGGGTCTCAAGTTGAATTTCCTCCAAACCCGTGAGGCACGGATCAAATCGACACTCATGCAGCTTAACGAACTCGACGAAAGCATCGCGGCGCGTGAGCAGGGTGCGCGCTATCCGACGGTCAAGGAGGCAGATATCCGGCGCAAACTCACCGCCGACCTCGAGGCGCTCGAACAGGAGGCCTCCGTGCGGGACATTGTCAATGTGTCAAGAGATATTCTCGACTATGTCCGAGCTATTGACCTGGAGAAGGCCAAGATGCTCTCGGACTATTTCGATTCATACATACAGGAACGGCTGAAATGGGTAAAGTAGATGACATGCGCGCCTGGAACGAATGGCGTGAATACCACCGTGCCCTGAAGCGCGACAAGGCGGTGGACAAACTCTCACCTGTGGAACGGATGAGGCGACTCGAGAAGCTCGAAAAGGATCCCGTTTCGTGGATGCTTTTCTTCTTCGCCGAATACACCCGGCATCCCTTCACTTCCTTCCAGAAGAAGGCGATCCGGCGGATCACCTCCAATCCGGAATGGTATGAAGTGCTCTCGTGGTCACGCGAGCTGGCCAAATCGACCATCGTCTTCATGTGCATCATGTATCTTGTACTGACGAAACGCAAGCGCAACGTGCTGCTCGTTTCCAACAGCCATGAGAATGCCACGCGGCTTCTGGATCCTTACAAGAAGTCCTTCGAACAAAATTCACTGTTAAAGGCTTACTACGGGGACCTGAGGGAGGCCGGCAACTGGACCGCCGACGAGTTCTCGCTGACCTCGGGCGCGGCATTCCGGGCGCTCGGTGCAATGGAATCGCCGCGAGGCACCCGCAAGGATGCCTTTCGCCCGGATACGATTCTCCCGGACGACTTCGACACGGATGCCGACTGCCGTAATCCCGACATTGTAAAAAAGAAGTGGCAGTGGTTCGAGGAAGCCCTGATTCCAACCCGATCCGTGAGCGGCGACCTGCTGGTCGTGTTCTGCGGGAACGTCATTGCCCGGGATTGCTGTGTGACGCGGGCCGGGGCCAAGGCCGACCATTGGGATATTGTGAACATCCGCGATGCCGAAGGCCGCTCGACCTGGCCCGAGAAGAACACCGAGGAGCGTATCCGCCGCATCGAGCAGACCATTTCCACCAAAGCCTTCCAGCAGGAGTATATGAACAATCCGCTTTCCGAAGGCGAGGTCATCAAGGAGGTGATCTGGGGAAAATGTCCGCCGATGCAACGGCTCCAGTTCGCAGTGGCCTACGCCGATCCTTCTCCGTCAAACGCCCGCAACAAGGCATCGAGTTTCAAAGCGGATTTTCTGCTCGGTTACTGCGACGGGACATTCTACGTCTATACGGGATTTCTCGACCATGTCACCAACGACGAGTTCGTGGACTGGTTCTACAACCTGCGCGATTATGCGAGCGAACGTGTGCAGGTTTATTACTTCATCGAGAACAACAGCCTGCAGGATCCTTTCTATGAGCAGGTGTTCCTCCCAATGTTCGCCGCCCGCGCCCGCGAACGGGGATTCATCGGCATCACACCCGACTGTCGCTGTAAACCGCCGAAATTCGAACGCATCGAGGGAAACCTCGAACCGTTGATCCGCCAAGGGCGCCTGGTACTGAATATCGACGAACGAGAGAATCCGCACATGAAACGCCTCGAAGAGCAGTTCCTGCTGCTCAACCGACAAATGAAATCTCCGGCCGACGGCCCTGACTGCATCGAAGGAGGCGTATGGATCATCAACCAGAAGATCTCCACGCTCAACGAGGGATCCTATACCATCGGTCAACGAGTACGCGCATCAAAACGTTTCTAATATGGCTTTTCTGACACCTGAAGAGTTGCAGACGCATCTCTATAAAGAGAATATCGAAACCATCGCCCGAGAGGACGATGCAATCGTGGCCGCGGCTATCGATGCCGCCATTGAGGAGGCCTCGGGGTATCTCGGGGCTTATGACCGTAAGAAGATCTTCGGCACCGAGGGTGACGAACGTAACGCACTGCTGTTAATTTTCGTCAAGGACATCGCCGTATGGCACTTCATCAACCTGTGCAATGCAGGAACGGATCTCCAGCTCCGGCAGGATCGATACGAACGGGCCGTCGCCTGGCTGAAGTCCGTCCAGCGCTCGGAGATCAAACCCAACCTACCCGTAATGGAGGATGCCGACGGCGACGGAAAGCCCGACCCCGCTGCCGGAGAGTACATTTTCGGGTCGAACCCAAAACGATCACAACATTTTTGATTATGGCACAAATAGGTTATAAGACATCTTCCCGAAAGAGTTCCGGCACGAAAGCCTCAAAGCCGATAGTGGTGCAGCAGATCGTTGTCCAGGCTCCGCAGCGTCGCGTGTACGACATCGGAGATTGGCGGTCAGCTTTGCGCTCGGCCGACAACGGACGGCCGAAATATCTCTACGACCTGTTCGAAGACATCATGATCGACGGAGTTCTCGCCGATGCGATCAACAAACGTATCGAGGCCGTGCTGAATGCTGAAGTCGTCTTCATGAATGCCCGGGGACAGGAAGAACCCGCCATCGCAGCGATGATCGACACGACAGCCTGGGAAACGCTCATCCGCGAAATCATGCACCGGCTGTTCTACGGCAGGGCGGGCGTGGAGCTCTTTTTCAACAGCGGATTCCACGTCGAACCTATCAAACCCAAGTATATCGACCTGGACAACTGTCAGATTCTGCTGAACGACACAGGAGATCGATCGGTACCGTACGACCAGGATCCGAACCTTCTGGTCGTCGGTCGTCCCGGGGACTACGGGCTGCTGCTCAAAGCTGCACCCTATGCTATCTGGAAACGCGGTGGATTTGGCGACTATGCTCAATGGATCGAGCTGTTCGGAATGCCTCAGCGTATCGGAAAATACAACACGTTCGACCCACAGAGCCGGGAACTGCTTAAGCAAGCCTTGGAAGAGGCCGGATCCGCACCTTATCTCGTCATCCCCAAGGAGGCAGACATTGAAACCAAAGAGGTAAATAGGGGGTCTGGCTCGTCATTCAATGAGTTCCGTCAGGCGACGAATGAAGAGATGCTTATCACGATCCTCGGACAGACGCTGACCACCATTCAGGGCGAGCGCGGAGCCCGCTCGCTCGGAGAAGTGCATCTGCAGGTCGAGGATTCGAAACACACGAGCGACCTGCGTTTTGTACAACGTACGCTCAATGAACGGCTGCTGCCTGTTCTGGAGACTTGCGGCTTACCCGTGAAAGGCGGCCGCTTCGTCTATCCGAAGGCAGCCGACCCGCTCTCCGTGGACGAAATCGTGAAGCTCTCGACGATCATCGATATCCCCGCAGCATTCATTCACGACAAGTATTCGATCCCCATGCCGGACAAAGGAGAGGTGATCGCCGGAGAAAAGTCGAATATGGTATTAGGCTCGCACCTTGAAACGGATACGGATGTCGAGGAGAAGGTGCGGAATGCCGACAACCGGAACATTTGGCGCCGCTTATGGGATTTTTTCATCAAAGCCCCGCAGGGCGGGGCGTTCGATGGCACTGCCCTCATGCGGATGCAGGACAGTGATACGCTCGAAGAGAGGCTGATGGGACGTGTGGCCGCCTCGCAGCCCGCGTTCGACACGGAGCTATTTCGATTCCTTTCCGAAGACCTTTTGAAGGCCGTTCAACCGGAAGCTGACAGCATCGGGAATGCTGATATCGGGGTTGTGTACGGAGTACGTGACGACGCTTTACAGACAGCGATGGAGATTAACCTGTTCCAGTTCTCGGCAGCCAAAACCCTGGCCGAATTGCAGGAACTCAACCGCCTCTTCCGTGAAAGTAGTAATTTCGCCGACTTCGAACGTGAGGCCCGCAAGATTTGTACGGCATTCAACCGCGACTGGCAACGTACCGAGTACGACACGGCACTACTTACGGCCGAAGCCGCCAGCACCTACCGGCGGCTGATGGGCAAGACAAAGTTGTTCCCCTACTGGGAGTACCGGACGGTCGGAGACGATCGTGTGCGTCCGTCTCATCGCCAGCTCGAAGGGATCGTCCTTCCCTACAACGATGCCAGATGGAAGAAGATCTTCCCGCCGAACGACTGGCGATGTCGCTGCCGGGTCGTGCCGCGGATGGCCCATGAGGTCAAGAAAGAGACGGTCGAAGCCTCGCAACAGCGCGTGGACGAGTTCTTCGGAACGGCGACGTGGAAAAAAGCCGCAGCACAGGGTTGGGGCGTAAACCGTGCCCTCACCGGCGAGGTGTTCACGCAGAACCAGTTCTACATCCGCCGCTTCCAGAACAAGGCTTCGAAGCTACTTGGCCGACTCTACTACAACGACTGGGGACTCGACTCGTTTGCCAAACGCCTGGCGGCAGCGACGGAACCGATGCCCGAATACAGCGGTTCGGCCGCAGAATGGTACGAGGCTCACAAGACGCTACACGACTACAAAGGCCGCGAAGTCGTTATGGACGAGAAGGTGTTCCGAACTCATACGACCGGGAACTATGAGAAAGTGCGGGTGCCGTTACTGGCATGTGTCGAAGAGGTGCTGAAGAATCCCGACGAGGTTTGGTTGAACGATTATCACAGACCGTTCAGGAACATGAATTTCATAAAATTCTATGACGGAAAGGTGATCGACGTGATCTGTGAAGTGGATGAAAATCTCGAATATAGGATAACGACCTGGTTCGAGATCGTTCAGACTCCGAATTTGAAACAGAAAACGCGAAGCAGCCGCCACATTGACCCGCGATGGAGATACCGACGGGGCTTGCTTATAAAAAAGTCGTAGCGGCATGTCTTTGCGTCCGGACGTACTGTTGTTTACCTTGGGAACACGTCCTGCAGGTATCCGCAACGCCTTGGATAGCCAGTGTCATACCGCTGCTTCGGGTTAACGTACTCATCCGCTGTATCAAGCCCAGACTTTGGTCCCATGCCCCCATCACCCGCGAGGGATAGCAGAATTCGATTCACCCCCGGAATTGTACGCTTCGGAACAAATATACAAAATTTTTATGAAAATAGAAATCGACAAACTCCTCGAGAAGCGTATGGAGGAGATCCTGCAGGGAACGGCTGAAATCGTCGCTGAAACATCCGTCGGATATTTCCAGGACACGTTCCGGCACAAGGCCTTTGACGGGAATCCGTGGGCACCACCCCGGGTCCCCAAACAATCGGGGTCACTGCTCGTGCAGTCCGGAGCTTTGCTCAACAGCATCCGGCCTGTCGTGGTCACGCCCGGGCGGATCGTCATCGCGGCCGGAAACGAGAAAGTGGACTATGCCCGGGTACACAACGAAGGATTCAAAGGTGCGGTTGCGGTTCCGGCCCATATCCGGCACACGCGCCGGGGTGATCAGAGCGTTCGGCAGCACACCCGAAGGGTGAACATTCCCCGGCGACAGTTTATCGGCGACGCCCGGGAACTCGAAACCGAGCTGCAAAAAAGAATCGAGACTTATGTGGAATCCGTATTAAACAACTGATTATGGAAAAAGAACTCTTCATCGCCCTGTGCGATCAGCTGAAAAACAAAGTCCCCGAATTGCGATGGATCGATTCGGATCAGGGACAACTCAATGTTTCGGAACGGCCTCCGGTGGCCTTCCCCTGCTGCCTGGTCGAGATGAGCTACCCGCAATGCACGACCCACATGGCCGGAAAACAACGCGTGCGTGTGAGATTTCAACTGCAAGTGGCATTCAACGTCTGGGGTACGGCAAACGCATCCGCACCGCAAGAGAGTCGTGAAAAAGCGCTTCAACAGTACGACACCCTGCAGAATATACACAAGGCGCTTCAATGGTGGTCTTTCGGACGCAAGATCAATCCGACATCCCGGGTGTCGGTCTTAACGGAGAATAGGTCGAACGGATTGAAAATATTCCGGATGATCTACGAATCGGAGTTTATGGATTAACCCCAGTCGAACCCGGGAAACATCCGACGCAACTGGCGTTTGGTCGTACGTTGACGGATCAGCTTGTTGTAGAACTCGTCCTCGGCGACCAGGGCGTTGCTGATCGTACGGTCCTCGACGAAAAATTCATTGTCGGCAAGGATCTTCAGCACATCGTCGAAACGTCGCCGCTCCAACTCTGTCCAGTAGTAATAACGGGCCGTCAGGAGGCGGTTGCGCTTGGCGATTCGGTCTGCACGCGACGTGATGTTTCCATCTCCCGAACGGGGCAGAGAACGTGTACGCCGCCGGTTCCCGGCTTTCTCAATGGTCGGGCAGTGGAAAAGAATGAGTTGATTGTCTGACGTGTTACCCATATTGCAAAGATACGAAATTTTGCACTGGAGGAAACAAAAACGCTGCCGATTTTCGATTCTTGGCAGCGTTTTTATGTTATCAAACAATCCCCACATTCAGTAGAAAATCAATGCGAAGACGGTTGAAATATGTGAGTTTTATGTCGAATTTACGATATTCCGGATCTTGTGCCTCCAAATATTGTCGGAGTTCCTCCTGACAGGCTTTGCGCATCGCATTGACCGAGAGGTTACCTCTTGGTCGATAAAGGCCTTCGAGATAGCATTTGCGATAGCCGGGCCTTTGCAAAATAAAACGCACTCTATACATATTTACATCGAATCTCTTGACAGGAATAAGAATTATCGCATATAAAAACGGGATAATTATGGTATCAACTGAATGATATTTGCTCCATTCTGGAGTTTTTCAATGGCTTCAGGCATCTGTTTTCCGATCGCCTTGAATCTGGCTCGGCACGCATTTTTGATCGGTCCTATGGATTCGGATGGACCGTGTTGGACGACATGTAATCGCACCTTTTCGACAAAATCTTCAATTATCAATTTCTCGGCGCGATCCATATCTCCAGTTAAAACACAAGCCCGAAGTTGCCAATCAACATGTGGAGAATCATTGCCTTGTGCAATCTTCTTTACATTGTTGGTCATAGCCCATAATTTGAAAAACAGAATAATTTGGAGGAGTCCAAAAATAAAAAACAGAATTCCAAGAATTACGAAATAAAGATCCATAAAATTATATTTTTAGTTAAATACATACAAAGCTACAAAATTTGTTACTTTTCGGCAATGTTCCCGGCGGCGGAATCGAACCGCCGCAGACAACCGTTCGGGACTACTCCATGGCCGCCAACGAGAGCGGCAATGTCTGTTTCACGCCCTTGTCGTCCTTGTAGGAGACGGAAATGAACTGACAGGTATCGACGGGCCGGTAGGCGTTCTGGATGATGTCGGTGGCCTCAATTAGTTGCGGGTAGCCTGATTTGCGGGCGATTTCGCGCAGTTGCAGTACGCGGCTGGCCTTCAGATTTCCCTTGCGATCCTTCGCCAGCAGATTCATGACCATCTCGGTCAAAGCCGCCGAATCCTCGTCTTTGGCCAGCGATTTGATGAACGTTTTGACCTTATCGACCCCGACATTCACCGTATCGTCCCAGCCGTCGTTGGTGCGATAACCGAGCGCCACCGTGATCTTGCCATCGGAGGTCGTGAATTGATTGCTGTGTCGGTCCGATTTGGTTCGGAACAACTCATCCTTGAGCGCGATCAGCGTTTCGGCATCGCCGAAAACCTCCTCTTTCAGCCGGCGCATCTCCTCGCTCAACGCCTGCAACCGGCTAAACTTGTTGCGGCAGAACTCATCCACCGACGACTTGTATGCGGCAATACTCTCTTCGCGTTTCTGTTTCTCGGCACGCTCCTCGGCCTCAAGCTGCGCCTTCAGTTCGGCGCGTTGTGCTGCTGTCATTTTCGTAATATCCATACAATTTATAATTGCATTATCTTCTCTTTCCTTTTAACTCCGCAACGCGGAGGAGGATGTGACTTCTCATCGCTTCATTGACAAATTTTAATGCTCCGAAATAGCCCTTACACTCGGCAAGCATTAAAATCATATCATCCGGAAACTCTTTGCGTGCTTCCCGTCGCAGTCGTTTCAGTAGGCGTGTTTTCATAGATATTCTTGGTTAGTTACTTGGTTAGTTACTTGGTTAGTTAAAATGCACAAAGCATCTTACTCGTTTTCGAGAATCGGCCGCCAGCCGATGACCATATCGTCATCTAAAGATCCATTGTTCTCGTGCCAATGATGATTCCGGCCCCCATTTGCTTTGTAAAAGGCAATGCAGTATTCACGGCATAATGTTGTTTTAACTAAAACATCTCGATTATCATTTGGCAGCTCCACCTTCGGGTCACGCCAGCGGGTCAATTCATCGCGCTCGGATTGTGCGCCGGCGGAAAAGCCATCCATAAAGCATGTTGAGTACAATTCTCCCTCTCTGTATTCATAGTCAGACCATGCAGCATTTGCCCTCTCTTCAATTGGTTTCATAATTATTTCGATATTTTGCGAGAATCCTGCTGTTTCACCACTTCGTATTCGTTTATCGTTTCAAAAATCCGCAATGCCACCTGCGGGACTATGGCGTTTCCGCAGGCTTTGACGGCTTCCCGGCGCCACCGAGGAAAGGCGATACCAGCCAATTCCCCGGGAAACCCATCATCTCCGCCACATACAGGGGGTTGAGTCGGGAACCCGTTCCAGTCCGGTATTCGTCGCTTTGCATCGCTGTTTTGGGTAGTCCGTTGCGTATGCCCTGACTGGCAGGAAGCGTTACATTCTTCGCATCGTTGGCGGTCGGAGTAGGCAACAATCCCATTTTCGACGCCATTGCCAGCGTCGGACGTTCCGACGCATTCGGGGAGAGGCTTTTGTTCATTCGGCCGCTTCCTGCGTCTATCGCCGTCGGGGTGGGCAACAGGCTCAACGGCATAAAAACCATCTTCCCGTTCACGCATCGCTTCAGCCCCTGCGTCTGTACGGTGGGCAACAAACCAACATCTGTCCCGACGGTGGGGAGCGCCGACACCGCAAGCCGGAATAATGTACGGCTGCACCTCGTATCCTGCCGCCTCCAGGTCAGCGCACACCTGTTCGAAGACCAACCCTTCCGACCAATTAACGATTCCGTAAACGTTCTCGCCCACGACCCAGCGCGGTCGAACAGTCCGAATAACGTCGAGCATTGCGGGCCACAGGTAGCGATCATCCTCTGTTCCTTGTCGCTTTCCTGCGAGGCTGAACGGCTGGCACGGGAATCCACCGGTAAGCACGTCGATACGGTCTTTCCAAATGGTAAAATCTGCTGTTCGTATGTCTTCGTATTGCTTTGCATTGGGAAAGTGGTATTTGAGTATGGTTCGGCAAAAAGGATCGATCTCGCAGTTGAAAGCGTTCGTCCAGCCAGCCCACTCGGCGGCGAGGTCGAACCCTCCGATCCCACTGAATAGTGATGCGTGGGTCATAAGAGATCATCGGTTATCCCCGTTTCCGTCGATCACCTCGAAGGCGTTGAAATCCGCTTGTGTGTATTTTTTCATTTTCTTTAGTCCGTTAAATTCAATTCGATGATTCCGTCTATTTTGCAATCTTTTCCGCTTTTTTGTTGATAAGCGATTTGATAAACTCCGCAGCTTTGGCGTCTGTTACCGGGTGATCGCTGCCCATAGCCTCGGCTTGCCGTATCGTACGGTTCTCGCAGGCATTGCATCGATCCTCGAAATATGTCTGAAACCAACCGTATATGATCGATCCGTCTATTCGTCCGTACAGTTGTCCGTATTGCCCTCGTTTGGCATTGGTAAATACCAGGTTTACATCGGCAAGGTTCAACGCCCAGAAATCGTCCAAAATCATGTAGGCCGTTTCCGTTACCTGTGCGTCGTTCATCTTGGCTGAAATATTGAAAAACTCCTGTACATTGACGATCCAAAGTACCAGATATGCAGCCGTCCATTTTTCGCCGTATGTCGCTCGCAATACAGATAACACCGGCATTTGGGATTCGGCACAAGCCACGGCCGACTGCATACGGCGGCAGCTACTCTGTATTGCCGCCACTGAGTAGCGTTTCAAGAACTCCACGCTTGAAATCTTCGCTAACGCCGTTGTTGGCGGTTTTTTTGCTAATTCCGTTGTCATTGTAAACTTTGTTTTGCGGGCTGTTGATCGAATTTGTGAGCGTTTGCCTCCAGTTGATAGTCTTTGTGCGCTGCTTTCGCTTATGCTGCCATCCGGCTTCCGTTGCCCAGAAGTTTACGCAAGCCTTTTCGAGCGAGAGGGCAATGTTGAGATTCGGGTTGAAACGTTGTTGCGTCGAAATCCAAGCGTCATCCTGTAGGAGCGTCTTATAGGCCTTGCGTAACTCGTTTTTGTAAATCTCAAAATCATCACGCCACGTCAATATCCGAGCTTCTTCAATCCCTGCATCATCCTTGCGGAGCGTCTTACGGGATTTGCGTTTAGGATGATCGGATTCGGGGTTCTCGGTCCCCTCGCACGCGCCTGCGTTATAGTCTTCTACCGGGTAAGAAATAATATTATCTCTCACAGATACTCCAGTATCTTCTACGCCAGTAGAAGTACTGGTAGTAATATACTCCTTATCCTCTCCTTTTATAGTCACTGATCGTTCAGTGATCGTTCCGTGATTATTCACTGATCGTTCCGTGATTTCATTTAATGCACTGTCTAACAATTCTTTACGTATATTTACATCCTCCAGATTAGGTCTGTTGATTACTTGATGACGGGAAAAGGTTGGCAGATAATAGAATCTTTCCGACTTAACGGAAAGCAGACTAATAAATCCGGTTTCTTCGAGCATCTTCAACCAGCCTTCGAATTGCTGGAGTTGTATTTTGTCGTAAGGGAATATTTTAGACTTCAGCCAAACGGGGTCGGCTATTACTACGCCCAAATCATCGGCAAAATTCCAAAGTCCGATGTAAAGCAGCCTGGCATCGCGCGATAAGCGGCCGATCTTCAGATCATCCCAAAATTGTGGTTTTATGGTTCTGATTCTGGCCATACCATAGCGTTATTTTGGTTGTTGATCATTGTCTTCTTTTAGCATATTCTGCAATACATAGACAAGGTCTTTTGCCATTTCGGGCGTTAAAAAAAACATATGTTCTCTCCAGTCATTAAGTTCAAATTTTTGGGAGATCATGATCATATTATAAGGTTTATTAACTGATATTTCACATTCTTTATGTCTGCGATCTCTGATTACATATTTTATAGCCATTGTCATGCTTGTTTTTATTTTTTGTAACCGTGTTTTTTCAATAACCGTTCAATAACCGGCAAGGGGTTCGGAATACATCCGACCATTTTGCGGGGTTTGTTATCCGTCGTCATTCTTCGGCGTTGTATAAACTCATAGGATTTGCGGCAGCCATTCCATACGGCGCGTATCTTTACGCTCCCCGGAGTGCGATTCAACAAGCAACCTATATATTCGTTGTCGTTATCGGGATAGAGTTCTTTCAATGTTTCCAATTCCTTTTCCGACCACGGGGGATATGTCTTTCTTGTCGTCATACTTGGAGATTATTTAGGGAGTGGATGCCCGCTGTTGCCGTGCCAGGAGCGCCATTCTGGACGTTATCTCCTGTTTGTATTTCACGGCTGCCAGCACTGCCTCCCTAATACGGTCGATGTACTCTTCATCTCGTGGGATGCGGAGAATCTTGACGGCCAGCAGCGAGTTGGCGCACCGGGGATCATAGCTTACGAAGTCGCACCATCGTCGTCCCGTCGCAAGGTAGTTACCTTGTATCTGGGCGTAATATTCGGGCTTCTCGCGTCGCAGATCGTCCGGGGTAGCCATAGCCAGATACCGGGCGTGTACGGACGAATTGTAGGGGCATTTTATTTCGATGAAACCGTCTTCCCCGACCAACCCGTCAGGACTTCCGCCGAAAGAGGGCAAATCCTCGCAGACGAAGAATCCGCAGGTCTGGACATCGACGCTCATAATCGTCGAATAGGCCAGCCGTGCCGTATCTTCGTGCTCGCGTCCCCATTCTATTTCTCTGGTGTTGAGTTCCCGGTATTCCAAACAACCCCCGGCCGTGATGCGATCGGCGATCTTGTCGAACACATAAGCGACGGCCGTCTTGGTCAGTTCTCCGGGCCGTGCCCGTGCTCCGGGAATCAGCTTATGCACTTCGGAGGAAGTGAATCGATGCAGACGCGCTTCATACCATTCCGGAGTTCCTTGTTCGAAATAGCGGGAATCGGTCATCGCTTCGCGCTTTTGGTGTCGAACAGATTAACTTCGGCCTCGACCGTCGCATCCTCGACCGCGTTTTTCGTAATCCCGATCTTCTGCATCAGGTCGTCGGCCTCCTGTTCGGTGATCTGACCGCCGATAAACGCTTCACGGATCGCTTCGCGGCTCGTAAGCGTCGCTTTGTCCACGCTTTCGGGAATTGCCGCCGTTTCCTCATTATCGATGTAACGTACCGAGTTGTTTTCGCCAAGTACGCCCTGATCGAATTTCGCAGCGTCCTGCATCTCTACGGACATCGGGGCGAATTTTGACAGTAACTGTTTCAGCACGGTCTTACGCGCCATCGCATCGAAATCCGTAGTCCATTTACTACCGGCCCGGATGTAGTCCTTCTTTGATCCATAGGTTTGGCTGTACCGGCTCGCGTGTGCTTCGAGCTTCTCGCAGCTCATATAAAGCATCTTCTCGAAGCCATTAGTCAGTTTGAAATAACCCACATATCCGATCGTGCGGAGAGCGTCCCGATTCTCGGCCTTTTTGAACGTGATTTCACCCGTGATGAGGTTTTCATCCACGATCTCGCCCTCCTTGACCTCCGAAACATTCAGTGTTTTGAACTGCCCGCTGCGGATGGCCAGCTGGATAAATCCCTTCGCCCCGATCTGGAACTGGGCGTCGGTGCGCCCCTCCCGGTTGTTTTTGTAGGGGATGACATAGGCGAAACCCAGGTTGGGATCGAGAGGCAGGTCGAGGGCCGTAGCCTTGATCGCGGCGAACATCACGCCCATAGGCTCGCACTCCTGCAATGCCTTGTTGTTGGCGACGAGTGCCGTGAGGTTGCTTACGAAGCTGTCTTTCTTGGCTCCCAGGACGCTCGTCAGATAATTCTGGGTGCGTTCGCTGGTAATTTGACGGTTGAACAGCGTCAATCCCGTTGCTTGTTGTTCCATAATATTTACTGTTTTTGATTGATATATACTACGCGAGAAGAATATTTCCGGGGATCGAAAGGCCGCATCATATAATTGATATGATTGCGTATGTCGGCAGCCGAAAGTTTTCGGGACCATTCCCCGTCAGATACGATATGATTCGGATCAGCGATTTCGTAAATCTCGATTCTCGTTTTCATACATCAGTATTTTTCAGTTTTTTCTGTTAAACTTCCTCTCAACCAGATCGCATAAATCCAGGTACATCGCATCGGCATTCTTCTCTTTCACTCTCTCCCGGAACCCCGCTATATTCGACAGCCAGCAGCCGCAACGGACATAAATGCCGTCTTGCAGGTTGAAAAAGTAAACCTTGCTGCCAATCCGAGAGCCGAACCCGACAAAAGCCAGGAAAGGATAATCGCCGATATATTCGCCTTTCCCTTCGAAGGAGCACTCCTCACCGAAAGAGCAATCCTCACCGAAAGAGCACCACTTGCCGAAAGAGCACCACTCGCCGAAGGAGCACTCCTCACCGAAAGAGCACTCCTCACCGAAAGAGCAATCCTCACCGAAAGAGCACTGCTTGCTGAAAGAGCACCACTTGCCGAAAGAGCAATACTCACCGAAAGAGCACCACTCACCAAAAGAGCACGCCCTGCCGAAGGAGCACGCCCTGCCGAAGGAGCAGCACTTGCCGAAAGAGCAACACTCGCCGAAAGAGCACGCCCTGCCGAAAGAGCAACACTCGCCGAAAGAGCAACACGCGCCGAAAGAGCACTGCTTGCCGAAGGAGCAGCCCTTGCCGAAAGAGCACCACTCGCCGAAGGAGCACCACTCGCCGAAGGAGCACCGCTCGCCGAAGGAGCACCGCTCGCCGAATATTTGTATATCACTGTAATCCCCCGAGGGGCATTGTTTGATTCCGTCGATCACCTCGAAGGCATCGAAATCCGCTTGTGTGTATTTTTTCATTTTCGTTAATCTATTAAATTCAATTCGATGATTCCGTCTATTTTACAATCCTCGATCCCGATACACTCCAACAGAGCCGGGATGCGTACAAGAGGTTTGGCCGGGTTGAAGTCGTAGCGGCCCGAAATCCGACCGTTGAGAGAGCTGATGATCCATATCCAGCCGGCACACTCCCTTTCGGCGCCATTTGGCGATCTTGTCGGCGATTTCGCCAATCTCGGCCATCAGACCGAAAAGCATATAGGTCGCATTCTCGCAACTCGGCAGCCGCGTACTCATCGCGCGTGTCTGATATTCGTTCGCCCGCATAGTTATTTCGAATTTTTCCTGTTAAACTTCCTCTCGACCAGATCGCATAAATCCAAGTACATCGCATCGGCATTCTCCGCCTTCACTCTCTCCCGGAACCCCGCTATATCTGACAGCCAGCAGCCGCAACGGACATAAATGCCGTCTTGCAGGTTGAAAAAGTAAACCTTGCTGCCAATCCGGGAGCCGAACCCCACAAAAGCCAGGAAAGGATAATCGCCGATATATTCGCCTTTATCTTCGAAGGAGCACCACTCGCCGAAAGAGCAACACTCGCCGAAAGAGCAACACGCGCCGAAAGAGCACTGCTTGCCGAAGGAGCAGCCCTTGCCGAAAGAGCACCACTCGCCGAAGGAGCACCACTCGCCGAAGGAGCACCGCTCGCCGAAGGAGCACCGCTCGCCGAATATTTGTATATCACTGTAATCCCCCGAGGGGCATTGTTTGATTCCGTCGATCACCTCGAAGGCATCGAAATCCGCTTGTGTGTATTTTTTCATTTTCGTTAATCTATTAAATTCAATTCGATGATTCCGTCTATTTTACAATCCTCGATCCCGATACACTCCAACAGAGCCGGGATGCGTACAAGAGGTTTGGCCGGGTTGAAGTCGTAGCGGCCCGAAATCCGACCGTTGAGAGAGCTGATGATCCTACACAGCGACAGCACGATGTTGTAAGACCTTTGAGGAGCCTCCAACAGGATACAGCCGCTGATGGTCCGATACGCCTCGTCCGTCTTGTCGTTGTACTGCCGGGCGGCCCGGTCGTCGATCTTGCGAAGCATCGACCACGCGATGCCGTGAGCCTGCGTGACCAAAGTCTGGGCCTGCGTATAGCGGCGTTTGGTTTCATGGTGGAACAAGCCGGATGCCGTGAGTTCGGACTCAAGGTCGAGCATCGCGTAGTTCAGGCAGCCGACCAGCGTAAGCATCCGCACCGCGAGCGGCACGTACCGCTCGTCTTCCGGACGAGGACCCCGCGTAAGCAAGCGAGTGTTCATCCATGCCGTATGTTTAATCAGCATTGCCTGGCGGTAAGGAAGGTTGGTCATAATTTGACAACGATTGAGGTTCCGATTTGACGATCTGTTATTTTCCCTTATTCATTGTAGATTTCACGCGGATAGATGCTTAAATCGGAGATATGTATTCCGTTATCTTTTTCGAACTGCATCAGCAAGCAGGATATTTGGTCTTCAAGATGTTCCTTGGCATCTTTGACTTCAGATATCGTTTTAATTACAGGTTTCATGGTTAGCTCGGCAATTGGTTGGTTTTAACAATGACGGGAAGCATTGTTCTGCGGGGCCGGGAATATCCTTTTCGTCCCATCGCTTCGAGTTTTGAGACCATCACCCTGAGTTCTGCGAGCGAAAGCCGGGCGAACTCCTTTCTGGCAATTCGATTGCTCAAACAGAAGGCATCGACCACATCCCAATCCGAGGTGTCGACTCCGAGACGTTGCATCCGGTGCAATACCGCAGAGCGGAGCCGCTTCTGTTCACGACGAAACTCTTCGGTACTTAAACCCGGATGTTCGATCTCTGCCTCCATAGCTCTGCACATCGCCTCATACTCGTCTTTCTGCATCTCCCGGAGAGAGGTAGTACGCCCCTTTGTAAATTGTAGGATGAGCGTTTCTTTGATCTGCTCCCGATCGCCTTGCATCTGCCGCAAAAGCGCATAAAACCGGGCATAACTGGTCGGCTTGTTTTTCATGGTATGACGTGTTTTACAAAGTTCTTTCTACTGTCTTTACAAGTGGCGATTCTGCCGTGAAGATCCGCATTCGACGTTGTCGTGCAATCAGATACTCAAGGGTGGCCCCTTCACTTCTTGGCCAGCCGGGCAGCATATAGATTGCCTGGCAACGCAACAGCATGGCGATGTCTCGTCCCATGTGGTCTTCCCAAGCGGCATCGGCCGGAAGACCGTTATTCATCGGATTTATCGGCAAAAAACCGAATCTTCGCAATTTTATTTCAGCCTGCTCGAACTCTTCCCTGACCTGTGCCAACGGACGGCCCGATATGCGACCGCTGATGTATATCTTCATTATTTTACGTTCTTTGAAAATGGTTTCGGTTTGTTGGGGTCTCCCCAGTATTCCTCGGCTTTTTCGCGCCAGATCGTATATTCTCCCGTTGGCCCAAAGAAGCGTCCGTTCGTAAAGGCTTTGTATCCCTCGACCCATATCTTCAGCCCGGCATCGTACATTACCGACCGCGCGGCCCGGCCTGCCGGTTGTTTTCCGTCGGCATGGCTGACGAAGACGAGCATCTTGTCCAGATGCCGTTCCTTGAATGCGATGTACTGACGGTAGTCAAGTTGCGTGTACTGGAATGAATCGATGATGACGAAGTCCGGAGACTTGCGCTTCGACAGCCGTTCGTCGAGATCTGCAATGGATTCTCCGGCTACCACCTGGAACCGGCGGCCGCAGTCCTGCATGGCATGACGCCGCAGCGCGTTCAGGAACGAAACGGAGAGACCCTCCTCGAGTGAATTGTAAAGAACGCGACCAAAGCGGGCCAGCTCCTTGCCGAACGATAGAACGGCGGAGGTTTTCCCGTTACCGGACTTGCCCCAGAAAAAGACGACCCCGGTACGGTCGATTTCGCCCACGCAATTGCCCCATCCTCCTTCGAGACGGAGCGTGGACCGACGGATCGACAAGGCCTGTGATACGGAGAGTGATTTACCCATGATCGGATGGTATTTGAAAAGTGTTTGAACAGATTATTTCGAGGCGATGGCGGCCAATCGTTTCTGTTTGTGAATCTCGCGGCGGACACGGCGCAGGTCGAAGTCGCATGTGGCGGCATCCTTCACAACCGTTTTGACAACACGCTCGTCCGTCAGACCGTTTGCCCGGGCGATGGCGGCAACCTCGTAGGAGGTGGCCGGGGTCAGTTCCACGAACTTGCGACAGATACGCGAATGGATCTCATCATAGCCTTTCTTATTGTACGACAACCCGATCTCCATGCGCCGCTTGATATAGCGAGTCGATACGAAGATGATTCCGCAATAGTTCTCCAGTCGGTTGTAGATAGTGATGAAGTAGTAAAAGATCGAATCTGCCAGCTTATCCCCTTCGTCGAATACGAGTAACGGTTTATCAAGCGTCAACAGATGACGTACGACCCGCTCGAGTGCCTCTTTAAGGCTCATGTCCGAAACATTCACTCCGACCGACCGGGCCATTTCACGGATGAAATCGCCGCGGTGCATGTCCTCCGAACAGGAAACCACGAAGACATTCTCATGGCGCGCGGCGAAGTCGCGGATGGTGGTTGTCTTACCCGCCCCGGCCGGAGCGACGGCCCAGGCGACGTTCTGGTATTCCTGGGCATCGGTCAGCAACATCGAAAGTTCCTGGTAGACCATTGTCGGCGAGAGTTGCCAGTCTTCGCCCCGCTGTCCGGCAATCTGGGCGCGGAGCTTGGTGAACATATCATCGCTGATCGTCTCATAGCGGCCGTTGAGAATCGTCGATAGCGTACCGGCCGAGATCCCGACCAAAGAGTTCGCCGCCTTGTTCTGGCTCGGATACCGGGCCACATAGTTTTGAAGGAGAAGACGGATCTCGTCTTTCTGTTCGTTAGTAAGTTTCATATCTTAAAGTTTGTTTAATAATGATACTTTATCGAAAGTCATGTTGCTTATCTGCTTCCCGACCTGGCCGATGGCAATCGGTTCGCAGGTTTCATCCGAAATCCCGCTCTCGGAGGTCATATCGCGGGCGTATCGATCCAGCAGCTGCTCCTGTGCCCGGCGCGACAGGCCCTGAAGCCGTGGTGTCCGCAAGCCGTGCTGTTCGGGGGCAACCCCATGGGCAATCTCCAGTTCGTATCCCTCCATCTGACGACGAACGCGTTCTTGTTTATTGGCTTCGAGCGTTTTACGCAGGAAGGCCTGCTCCTCGGGAGTTTGCTCCTGGATGGCGCGGTGAACGACCGCATAGGGGACGGCCGGAACTACCATCCGCAGGCCGCCGACGGTCGGCTTTGTGCAGAGCCATACGCGCGTCATGTCATCCGGATCGTAGCGGACGAAGAACTTGCGTGTGGTGTTCGAGCGGCGGAACTCCATGTCGGGATGCCCCTCGGCGTCGAGTACCTCGTAGCTGTACCGTTGTCCCTCGACCTGAATGGCGATGCCCGAAGAGGTGAACTCGCTCGGGCGCTCCGTAACACGCCAGAACATCTCCATATAGTCGTACTGCGAAAGGGCCGGGGCCTCGGGGTTCTGCGAGCGCAGGTACATCTCCCGGCGGCTCATCTTCGATTCGGGATGACGCAGGTCATTCCATCGCTGGCGGTATTCGGCATAGGCCGCACACAGCTCCTCGAATGTGTAGAGGTCGTCCGCGTTGGCTTCGACAAACTCGAGGTTCGGACGGGAATCACGACTCGTGGCCGTAATATTCTGCCCCGTAAACCGCCAGTCGCCATGCAGCACTTCGCGCTGGAACCGGCCGAAGATCGATTCGATGGTCTTGGCCTGCGGTCTGTGCGGTTCCGTCGTGCGGCTGATACGGCAGATCCGCGACATGAAACTCAGCGAATCGGTCGTTTTCTGTCCGCCCTGGTTGTCGGTAACGATCTCGAAGGGCTTGTGGCCGGCCGTTTCGATGGCCATGCGGAAGGCGCGGCGCTGCAATTCGGCATTCTCACGCTCGCCGATACAATAGCCGAGCATCATCTCGCTGTATGCGTCGATCACCTCATAGACCATGACCGTCTTCTTGACCGGTTTCCCATCCTTGTCGCGCCCCTTGTAGTAGAGATTCAGTTTCGTACCGTCGCCATACCACAGCGCATCGCGCACGCCGGGGAGAATCGTCTGCTGCTTGCGGTCGAACTTCTGGCGGGCGGAGAGCTCTCCGTACACCGCAGCCCACCATTTCGGCGCTACATCCGGCCGCTCCAGGTAGGAGGTGACCGAGTTCATCGATTCGAGCGTCTTCCACCCCTTGCGCTCGGCACGCCGGTTGTACTCGTCGAAGATCTGGCGCAGGGTATAGACCGGTACGCGGCTGCGACGCAGGGCGACGAGCAGTCGGCCGCCCTCGGGTGTGATCTTCGTCTTGTTCGCATTGCAGAACTTCTTTGAGACGAGGCAGATGAATCCCTCGCGCTCATAGGTGCGCACCTTGTCTTTCAATCGGGCTTCGTTGTTGGGCAGCGTATGGTGGAAATCCGCCCGCAGGCGCTCGGCCGAAGCCAGAATATTCTCCCAAACGATGCGTGTGGAGTTCTTGAGGCGGTTGCGGCCGAGGCGTTGCTTCTCGACCTCCTCGTGCAGCGCGTCCAGAACAGACGCGTTCAGCGTGTACTCCTCGACCTTGTCGTCGGGGAGCGTCTCCCCGTTCGGGAGTCGGAATGTTCCCGGCTCGAGGCCGGCAAAGAAGCGGCGTGCCTCGGCGTTGATCACCAGCGCCGATTTGTCCCGGCTCAGCAGCACCTCCGGATCGCCGTACTTGGACTCGAACCGTCGGCGGAACCGCTCCGGAAGCGACGAATACTCGATCAGGGCACACGATCCGAGTCCTTTGCCGGGACGGAGAATATTGACCTGTTTACGGCGAACGAGATTACGGTAATTATTCATTGACATAATCGCTTTCCCGTCGTCGCTGCGCGTCAGATCCTCCACCGTGACTGCTATTGTTTGACCGTATCGTTGCATGTTGTTGTCTCGTTTATTGGACTCCCGTGCCGGTATCGCTCCGGATAACGCCTTACGCGTTCACGGGAGAATCGCTATATTTGTGCTGTCAACTACAAACTTTTAGCGATTATGGGTAAGATCTTTCGTTTGAATGTAACCGTCTCTTATTTTGAGGGTACGAACATCAACCGGTATCGGAAACCTATCTTGGATATTTTCAAGAGTTTTGCATGGCTTTATCACCTCGATTATGCGATTTCAATCAATCATGATTTCGGACTCGAAAGCGGAGAGGCTGATCTGGTGTATCTTCGCTCGACAGACAAGACCGAGATATCCAAAAAGGAGTTAGACAAGGTTATTTACGATGTGTTCCGCTATGGACCTTCGCTCTTGTGGGAAGGTGTCGATGTCTGTCGGCAGTTATACAAAGCTCTACCGGACTTCCCGTTTCCGGACGAGTTTTATAGACCTCTGCATTATCCCTATGTGGAGTTCCATAGCGGGAATAAAGTAATACTCTTTGTGCACGAGGAATCTCTTTCAGGGGTACTAAATGAGAGTGAGGATGAACAAAGTTCGATTTCATAATAACATTGTTTTATAAGTGAGCTCCCGTGCCGGTATTGCTCCGGACAACCCCTGCGAGTTCACGGGATTTGTCGAGGTTTACGCCATCACTTTCAGTGTGTCATAGTATTATTGTCGTTTTTCGATTTGCCTTGCTTCTTGCCACAGCGCCCAACTTACCGAGCCGCTGGCAATGATCGTGAACAGGTGAATCAAGTTCCCGGCGCACACGCCGAAGATTCCACCGAGAGCCAGGATCCCGAATATCACCGATCCGACGTAGTTCTCGCGGATAATCCACTGCTCGTTCATAGTTGTGTCGGATTTTGTGTCGGTTTGAAGACGCCACCCCGGGCGAGGGCCAGTTTGCGTATTTTGCAGGCTAACGGGGTATTCGTCTGGCCGCTTAAAGCTTCCCGGACGGTCTTGCGGGCAACCCCGAGCAACTGTGCCAGCTTGACGATCTCACCATGTTCTACAAGTACTTTTGCCATAAAATCAATTATTTTCGTATATTTGTCACAAAGGTTTCATTTGAAACTTCGATGCAAATATATATTCATTTTGTGTAAAAACAAACAAAATGATGAAATAAGTATTTCAAAATGAATAAAAGCGAGCAGATAAACGCATTAATAGCCTATTTTTCAGGCGGAAGTAAAACTGCTTTTGCCGCTAAACTTGGACTTAAACCACAAAGCATCAGTAATTGGATTGCACGTAATACTTTAGACGCTGATTTGATTTACTCAAAATGTGAAAATGTATCGGCAGAATGGCTACTGACCGGCAAAGGCAATATGCTGAATACTGATGCACGCGAAGCATCGTTTTCGGAACAGTCTCACGGCGTTCCTTTCTATGATGTAGATTTCTGCGGAGGCTTTGATATGATGGTGAATGACCAATCGGCGGTTCCGACGGGGTATATAGACTTTCCTCAATACAATAGGGCTGACAGTTGGGCACGGATCACCGGGCACTCGATGGAACCGCTGATCAGCAATGGAGATATCATCGCCCTGCGAAAGGTCGAGGATTGGCAGTCTTACTTATTATATGGAGAGATATACGGTATTATGACCAATGAATACCGTACAGTCAAACGGATTCGAAAGGCCCAGGATCCTGCAAAAGTCCTCTTGGAACCGATAAATAAAGATTTCGACACGATAGAACTCGACAAAAGATTGATAATGGGCGTTTGGGCAGTTCTTGGATGCGCAAAGAAGTTTTTTTGATCGCTATATAAACGTCACACACACGCTTTTCGGGGTATCCGTCACGATCGGATGCTCCGAATTATTTATGTATTAGCCCATTATATATATGTGTATTTATTCGTGATTGGGAATATACCCCCCTCGAATAGTTCCATACACCCCAAAAAGACCACCCAAAATGTCTCTATACCTACTCCAATACACCTGTAGCTACTCTCCAAATGAACATCTAAACGAACATCTTATAATAACTTTTCGTTTTTTAGATATGGCGTTGATTGAACATCTAAATGAACATCTAAATGAACATCTAAATAAAAAACTGACCATATCGTTGCTCTTACCGATATGGTCGTTTGAAAGGATATTTTTAGCCGTTTGAACACTGGTTTGAACGGTTGAACACCTTGCCGTCACACCATCCCGACCGCCCATAATGAAACCCCGCCAGAATCGCCGTTATATTGGCTTCTGACGGGGTTTTTGGTTTCTCGATGCGGATCTTTCACCGCCGTATTTTAGCCCATTTCCGGAACTGTTTAAGGGCATGTAACATTTATCGCTTGAACAGACCGTTCAAATGCCTCCGGATGTAACACAAAAGTAACAGCTTTGTCGCATTTCGATCGCGCAACCGTCCGAGGTTACTTTGTGCTTATCTCTCTGTTTTACATTGGTTTTACCCTCTTAATGCTGTCTTCTATTTTGACACATTTCGTTTTTACCCCCATACAATCATAGTGCGTTTCTGTATTACCGAGAATTTGGACCTTCCGTAATCAAAGGATTTGTATACCTTTTTTTTGATACGCTCAATAGATCCTTTGTGCTCATGGAAAGTAATCATTTGGGAAGTTCATCCGCTGAATACGGGGCTTGCAGGATAAACGGAGATACATTAGTCTTGACTCCCTTTGTATATAGCAGTACTTTCTTGTACTTAACGGATTATATTAGGGAGAATACAAACCTAGATGATGAACAGATTGAGAAAGAACTTGATCTGTTGGGTGAAAATAACTCATCCGATACGGTTCGGTCTCTGTATAATGAGTGGTGTTCTTTGAGATTTAAGCCCATTGATGTTCCTGTATTTAGATCTAAGAAAGAGAGTATCAACCTCTGTCTCGATCCGGATAAATTTTCTGAGTACCGTTATATAATGAAAGGCCGTAAATTGATAAATATAACAGCAAAAGAAATAAAATACAGGCAACACAATATTTTGCTACAAGATTTATACAAAGTGGATTTGCCTATACCACCAGAGAAAGAAGTATTTAGAAAGATAATACTATATTCCTATAAGGATTAAACAATTTCCGGTGTTCATTGACACAAACGCCGCCGCAGGGATTTATGCGGTGGCGTTTGTTGTATTACACTCAATATCGGTAGTAATTCGGGTTATGGTTCATTCTTTAATCAAAGGTTCGAGATAGGTGACTAAATATTGGATAAACTGCTGTCGGAAGGATTTGTTATGACATAAGTAATAAAAATGATAACCACTATAATTACGAAATGAACCGCAGTGCCGCCAACAACCTTGCGTACGAGCAAATCATCAAAAGAGAAATTTCGATTAGAAAGACTCAAAAAATAAAACTGAATACAAGTTTGAAAAACAAAAATTAAAGGGGCTGTATAATAATTCCAATTTTAATGTTTTCTCTTTTCCCCTGTCAGAATGGATTCTGACAGAAGTATTTTCATTTTCAATGATTTATTAAACTTCCCCTTAATGATATTCACATAATTGAGAGTTCTTAGATATGTAATGACAGTACAAATTCGGAGGTACGTTACTTCCTGACCGATCATTATAGTAGTAAGTGTGTAGTAGCGAAGGAAATGTCGATGAGAAGAATTGATCTTGACCGTAAGATTACTATCCCTTCGGCAAAACTTGGAAACAACTGCTGCACTTCTTCGGGGAGCGGAAAAGGACCGTGGTACCCTTGCCCCACTATGCCGATCTCGGGGTACGGTTCTACAATCAATAATCTTCGCTCTCGTCTTCGCTGTGCTGTTCTGTCCGACTCTGGTCGTTCTCCATCCAAATAGCCCGTTTTCGTTCATAGTCGAGGGCTTTCCACCAGGCGTTGCAGGCATCGAGGAACGCTTGTCCCCCGTCATCCGCCGGATAATTCGCCGCAGACAATCCCGTAATCCGTTCCATTTTCGGGAAGTCCACTGCTAACCACCAGGCATCGAGGTTATCTCCGAACTCTTCGAGCGAGCAAAACCATACATGCTCCTGACACGCGTCGCACCATTGATCGTCAGCATCCGCGTCTATCGAGGATACATACTCCAACGTATTAGGATCGACCCACGCCATCATCTGTATCTCACGCGAGCCGCATCTTTCGCAAACAAGGACACTCGACTCCTTAGCAGGGCATTCCTCGTCCTGTTCTCGAACAGCACACGCAATGTGCTCGATCAACAGCCGTCGGTTGTCTCTATCGAGAGCGACATAGAATCGTCGGGCTCCACCGTACAGGTCAGGTGCAATACTTCGGCACCACACTTTCCACACGCTCGCAGCCCGTGTGCCGAAGATCGTGCGGCACTCTTCTTCGCACCAGCTATCCCGCAT